ACCAGCGGTTTGTACTTGCTCCTCACTAATCGGCAGCACCGTCTGTCCAAACATGACAAGCGTTTGATTGATCAGAGCAATAAAAAGAAGCACTGTGCGAATCACAGTGCCTTTGTCGAATGTTTTCATGATCTTTCCTCCTATTTTAAATTTCGTTCTATTTTGTCGAGTTTGTCGATCACGACGTCATACTTTTCACTAAACTTTGCTAACACATCATTTTGCGCCTCGATTTGCTCATTGAGCTTGTTTTCTCGTTCCTTTGTTGTGTTTAATACGTAAAACAGCACCCAACAAAACAACACTGCAAACGGTCCTTGTGTCATTAAATATTGAGTCAAATCCATTTCCACTGCACTCACCTACTCCCTCACTTTGCGCGTCTTTAAAGAAGGCAAAATAAAAACGCCTATTCAGCGTTTGTTGGATATTCTTCTTTTGTTATTTCTTTGTATTGTTCCGGCGTAATCTTCTCGAAACGAACAAATTTTGCTACATCTTCATTTTCATAACACTTCCATTGATAGAACAATGAAATACTACGGAACCAATCCAATTAAATGACCCCCTTTTCATTCAGCAACATGATAAGTTCTGATATTGTTTTTGATTGTTCTTCTACTCTCTTTTCTGACTCTGACAGCTGCTGAAGCAGATCAGCATTTTGCTGTTTTAATAGATCAATTTCTGATGGTGGCAGCGGTTTTGGCTGCAAGCTATCAATGTATTCCTGTGTTGCCGACTCATACCATGCTCTTTTCGTTTCATTGTATTTACCTTTGTACAAACCATCTTGAGGTCTTACATCTGTATATCCTTTTGGGATGTCTGCATCCTCTTCAATTTCTATTTCTTCCCCTGGAAGGTAATTGAATTTTTCGTCGTATTTATATATCCAGTTCATTTCATCCCTCCTGTGCCGCCATGAATTTAAAGCCGAAAGTAATAAATTCATTTGGGTTTGTTGAATTGGAGACACTTTGTATATACACATTACCATCAGTATCAATATGTGTTCTGTGTGTTTGTGGTGTTGAACCAGCCCCAATACTAGATGCTACCCCTATGAAATGCATTCCCTGTATAGGACGATAACCACTTGGCAATGTAAAAACAGGTACTTCAAAACCGATAGTCCCCCCTGTAATAGAACCAATTAACTCTACCTCTCCAAATGGATTCTTATAAAATTGCACTTTTTGAGTGCCGTATTGTTTCCATCCGTTTATTATTGTTGTCGGGGATTTCCATTCTATTTGCTCTGCGCTGGTTAACAAACGTTCCCATTTTGACCATACGCTATTTACAACTGTTTTTCGCCATGTTCGGCCGAGATTATCAAAAGCAATAATAGAACCGTAGTTTCCTGCACTATTACATACCCAAACCCCTCGTAAAGCAACACCTGGTCCGTTAATAGCTGATGTGTCTGAGGTGAAATGAACAAAACCTTTATAACGAGGTAGTATGTCATGAAAATCAACAGAATTGATTATGTGAAATTTTCCAAAACCATCTGGATTGGTAATAGGAAATGCTTGAATAGCATTTAAATCTTTAACTGTGAGCTGCCTTTCCCATTCAGTCCATGTATAGTCAGTCTTCCTGATTCTATAAAAAGAGTTCAGACCATTGACTGCATCATAGATAGCTTGTAGCAGGGTATTCCCATAACTGATAACAATCATAAACGCCCTTTTGATCTCTTTTGGACCATTTAGACCTGCATTATAAACGAGATACATTCCTGTTTCCGTAATTTCGTTATAGTCGGTGGTCTCACCTATACTTTTATAAAAGGGTTGACCATTATCCCTTGTTATTTTATGAAGCTGACTGTTGTTCCATTTATCTTTTTCAGCTGCTGTCGGAATCTGAGTCCAAGTGATAGATAAATGGCTAGAATTATAGTAGAAGTAATATGCATTGCCTGATGTATCTATCGCAAAACCTGTTCCAATGTTATTTTGTCCCACTGTCTGTATCCCTCTAATGGCGAATTGTGAAGGGCTATCCTCTATTCCACTGGGCGCATAAAATGTACATGTCCCTTTGTCTTTAATTGAGTCATAAATTTTTGAGCCGACAGGAATATTTAAAAGTTGTACTCCATTATCTCCTGTAATTTTATACAGCTGCGACTCATTCCATTTCTTTTTTTCTACTTCTGAAGAGTGTTGGCTAGAATCATCGATATGAAGAGTTAATTGTTCTGATATACCAGTGTCGTTATAAAGCAATGTTTTCAACATATCGTTGAATAGATCAGCATGAGCTTTATCACTCGTTTCAAAAGAACGAGGAGTTTTTATATCCAATTTGTTCTCTCCTTTGTTTCAATGAGATTGAGAATAATTTATGATTTATTAGTTTTTTAACGCCATCGGAATCACCTTTTTTCCGGCAAAAAAATAAAGCCATTAGGCTTCGTATTTGTCTCCTGTTATGTCTTGATAGTCATCTGCCGAAATCCAGCCAATGCTTACATAAAATGCAATGTCCTCTGGGCCGTAACATTGCCAGTCCCAAAATTGTTTGATATCTGCTACAGTCGGAAACATCATTCTGATTCAGCTCCTTTAAAAATAGCAAATAGCTGCGTTAATTGTTTTGATAACAAAGCATTTTGTTTTTTCAAAAGCTCTATATCATTTGGCGGGAGAGGGGCTGGTTTTAGGCTATCTATATACTCCTGTGTCGCTGATTCATACCATTGTTGTTTTTCCACATCAAAAGCAGCTTTATAAAAAGAAGGATTATTGGGTGGAGCAATTGTTGTGCATTGATCTGGAATGACATAATTACCTTCATCATCCCTTTCGAACACTTCGATAGGTCTGACCAATTCATTTTGATGATTGTATTCATAGGCTTGTATCATCTTTATCACTTCCTTAATTTAATGGGACGACTGTGTCTAAATAGTATCCAGTTACTGCACTGTTATTCACTGCATGTAAACCGGTTAATTTTAGCTCTCCTGTCTTATATATATATAATTTACTATGACCGGTTGTACCCGATACTGGTACTGATACTACTATGCCTTTATCAGGTAATCCATTAATTGGAATTTTACCACAAATAACTTCTCTATTCGCTACTAGATGACCTCTCAACAATAATAAGTTTCCCCATTTAACATATTGAACTGGTCTGTCACCAATAGAAGAACCATTATCTAATGTGACATCTAGCCACTTGACACTTTCAAAATCAGCATCAGTTACTATTTTTTTCCACCCTTTGAAAACACCGTCAGTATGAACAGTACCAAACCAATGAGTGTTGTCATAACTTCTAATGATATGAATAGTCTTTCTACCATTTACAGTTTCTAAGATATCGATATTAAACCAAGAAGAATCATTATCGACAGGCATATTTAAAACATTAGATCCAACAGCAAAGTAAAATCCGGATGGCAGCGTTAAAATATCGGTACCTATTGGCATTGAAAGTCTTAATCCCTTTGAGTTTAATAGGTTATGGTCATTGAGACGTTTCCACCCGCTCCACTCTTGTTGGGTACCTGTTACATCAGTTGTAGAACGGTTAATATAGACATCTCCTGTATTGTTTGCACCGATGACCCAGCCGTAGGTATTTTCACTAAAAACAGACAAAGCCCTCATGGAACTTCTTGTCGGAAGATCTGGATGTGCTTCATGGATGTACCATGAGTGAACTCCAGGCAATTTTATCAATTTATCTAAAATACTAGGATCATCTGCATTAATTCTTTCAAAAGCTTTTCCATCATCAGCAGTGATTTTAGATAATTGTCCCGCATCCCATTTGTTTTTCTCATTTTGAGTCGGCATTTGCACCCAGTTGATTCCAATGTCTTTTACATGATAGGAAAAACAAAATGAGTTGCCTGATGTGTCAATTGCAATTCCTACTCCAATATTATTTTGGCCTACAAATTGAAAGCCTCTTAATGCCGCATTTCCAACAGCAGGAGAATCAACTACTCCAGATCCTCCTGGGGCATAGAATGAGCAAGCACCTAGCGCTTTAATTTCCTCATAGATACTGCCACCAGCAGGGATATTAATCAATTGGGACCCGTTATCATTTGTTAGTTTATATAGCTGTGATTCATTCCATTTCTTCTTTTCTGAACCAGAGACGTGAGGGTTTGTATCTCCCGTATGAAGGTTGAATTGTTCTAATAGTTCCTGATCATTTTCAATCAAAATATTCACTAGATTGTTAAAGAGATCTGCATGAGCCTTATCGCTCGTCCTAAAAGGTTGAGGTGTTTTTATGATCTTTTTCTCCTTTCAAAAAACTATTATTATTTAGACGATGTTATGCATTGAACTTATGTTCTCGTTCCTTTGTTGTATTATGCACATAAAACAGAATCCAGTGGACCTTGTGTCATTAAGTTTTGAACGACAGCTACCTCCGATTTGTTCACACACTTTCAATCCTATCTTAGCTGTGACAAGGTAACATAAGCTCTATTTACCGTAATGGTTCTCCCAGTGTTTTTGGGTGTAATATAAAATGTTAATTTGTCTCCTGCTTTAAACTTTTGTTGAAGGTACAATACACATATACTTGATGAGATAACAGGATTCCAATTACCTAATCGTTGAAATTCTGTACCATTCACATAACATGACAAAATGCTATCTGATCCAACAGGAATGTTATTGCTATTAAGATAAAGCCTAATTAAATACAGACCATTGTTTTTCAGTGTAATTTCAGCGCGCGAACGATTATACTCTCCTAAATCGTCTGATCTTGTATCACCAAAATTCAGTTTTGTTGGAACGTTTTCAACGGCTGATACAGAAGAATTATCGAGATCATACGTATCAACAAAAGAAGTATTATCCATATCCTCCTTTGTTAAAACACGTTTCCAGCCTTGCCACCCCAAATTTAAATCAAGATAGTTTGTATACATGTAATTGTTATAATCTATTGCTATGACCCATCCAAATGTACCTTTTCCATTACTATCTTGAGAAGTAAAATGAAACATACCACGACAAGATCTTATTGTTGGGCTGTTTAATGCTTTACCTGTGGCATAAAATGTACCATGCTTCGGGCCTAAAGAAACAACCTTTTCGAGTAAATCTTCACCATCAGAAACAGATAGAATCACCCCTCCATTATCTGAGGTGATCTTAGATAATTGTCCATCATTCCATTTATTTCTTTCAGCATTTGAAGGGAGCTTTGTCCAGTTAATAGCGGTATCTGCAGCATTATAGTAAAAACTATAAGCATTACCAGCAATATCTACAGCAAAGCCAGTACCAATGTTATCTTGACCTACTGTCTGTAATCCTCTCAATGAAATATTTGCTGGGGAATCTTCTACTCCAGAAACTGCGTAAAAAGTACACGTTCCTTTCCCTTTTATCGCATCAAAAATCTTAGTATCAGCTGGCACATTAATTAACTGACTTCCATTATCCGCTGTAATCTTATAGCTCTGAGAATCGTTCCATTTCTTCTTTTCTGCTTCAGATGCATGTGGATTTATATCTTTCATATGTTGATTGATTGCTTCTAATAGACCCACATCATTGTCAAGAAAGGCCTCAACCATGTCATTAAATAGATCAGCATGGGCTTTATCAGTTGTTTTAAAAGTGCGTGGTGTCTTAATCTCCATGATCATTCTCCTTTCAAATCTATGCTTGGTTCTATTTCTTTCAGCTGCTCTAAAGTGAGCATCCTTTGCTCATATCCTGCATTTAGATCTTCCATAGAACAATCACCTAATTCAACTGCTTCTTTGACCAATTCAGGTGTCACCCATTGGAAATATAATGCCATGACCCAATAATTCATGTTTCACCCTCTCCTTTACTGAAAAGGATCTCATTTTTTAGCGCTTTTAGTTCGTTTGTTAGAAGATCACATTTGTGTTCAAGTTGTTTCCTCATCAACTTTTCTTTTGCTACTTCTTGCGCTAGATAATCTAGTGGAAGAGGGGGTTGATACCTCGGATTGGTTTGAGATTCCTCCCACCATTTTTTCAACTCTTCTACCGTTGGCTTTGGCACATCTAGATACCACTCATTTATATACGAACCGTCGCCGTCATTTCTTAGTTCAAAATCCTTTTGCGGGTCCGCACTAGGGTATTTATACTTAATGGCTTCATATAAAATCATCAGAACCCTCCTACACTCTCGGGAAATTGCGGCCACCTAATTCTGTAATATCGAAATAGTTGTACCAACCTGAATTATCAGATATATAACGATCGGAATTTCCCGCATAGCCTATATACATGTAGATTTCAATGTAATCTCCTTTATTCGCTGGAACATTCGCAGCTCCATATAAACCTATATCAAGTTTTGCTGTTTCAGAGGGTGTGGCAGGGAGATGTCTATAATGAGATATATTTTTATAATTTTTACCATTTAAAAAGATAGACAGCTCAAAGTTTGCATACATTTGAAACGTCTCAATATAAACTCCAGCGTTTACTAGGTACATTCCGTTTTCCGGACAAATAAAACGACTATTTTTTATATCAAAATTATTGTGACTATCTTTGATTTTTCGATTAAAAAGGATTTTTTGTCGCTCAGCATTATTAAGCAGCTGCTTCCCAGTTGTACCAATGTTCGTATGAAGAAAACCAGAGATTTTGTGCCACTCAGTCCACCCAGAAGCGATATACCATTGTCTAAACCAAATACCAGTACTAGTAAAATAACTATTTGTTTCATTACCGTTGCCATAATAATATTGTACAAAACGATACTCATTCATTTTTTCGTTCTTCACAAAACCTAATTTTGTAGGATATCCAGTATCATTGGCTATAGCCATGAACGTAATCCCATTTGGATATTGCTCACCGCTGACTGATGCATCTTGAATGGCATGATCACCTGTTAAGATGAACAAACTTTCATTTGTGATTCCTTCTATCTGTCTACTGAGTGCATGATCGTTCTCTACAAGTGTGTCGACCATCTGGTTAAACAAGTTGGCATGGGCTTTGTCAGTGGTTTCAAACGGTAAAGGTGATTTTATGTCCACTTCATTTTCCCTCCATTAATAAATATCATCAATCTCAAAAACAAATTCAATGTCGCCGTCTTTTTGTTTGTCTGTCATGGTGCGGATGGCGGTGAATTTGCCGTCTTCGTCGACAAGTGCTAGTTCGTTGATCACTTCTCCTGCCAGTTCTCCTTCGGCGATTGTGCAGGTGTAGCGAATTTTTGCTGGTTCCATGAAGGTAAATGAATCAATATTTTTTTGGACTAGTTCCTTTTTAAGTGCTTGTTCGGTACCGTCGAGAGAGATCGGTTTTCCATCCTTCGTTCCCCCATTTCCAAATGCCATTTTGACGACTTTTGTGAGTTTTGTTCCTTCTGCTCTTGCCTTTGCCATTTGTTGACGTGCATACAGTGTTGTTACGGTTAATTGATCAGCCATTGTGATCCTCCTTATAAATCTATTTTTTTAGAAGTTGCTGCTAGCATTTTTGATCCGTCCAGCGGAACAGATCCATCAAGAATCCAGTAATGGTCCTTGATTAGTAAGCTGCCACCCTGCTCAGTTTGGACATGTACTGGCAGGCGGAATGTCATCTTCTTTTTGGTTTGATGCTGAAGCTGATTTTTTGTGCGTAAAGTCAATGCCGCTTCTTGCTTCGTTTCATGTACCGCTCCAGTCATGACATAGTTCATGCGATGTGCTGTTTCTGACTGATGTTGAAGCCGCATTCTCATGTTTAATGAATGTCTAAAACGAGCAGGCACATCCGTTGTACCTCGTGTTCCACTGAGATAAAACGTACCATTTAAGACAAATTCACCATTGAGTAAAATCGGGATATGATCGAAAAAACCCACCCTGCTGCGCAGTGTGAGCCTCACGTGATGATCATTTTTTTCATGTACGTCGGTATGATGAAAAGCCGTGAACGTATAAGCCAAGTGAGCAGGCTTTAACGTTTCAAGAATTTCTACAATATATCTCGTGTTTTGCAGATCATCAAGGTTCACACGTAAGGCGAAGTGATAACGATTGGTTGTGAGACGGATGACAGCACTTGGATTCTTGAGAAAGCGATTCACTGATTTCTCTAATGAAAGATACGTGATTGGCGGAATATTAGACATCATATTGAGTAAGCGTGCCCTGCGCAGTTCAATTGAATCATCTGATTCCCGCTGCACCTTCAGCATCCTTTCCCATCTATTCAATCCCCATGTCGCTGTTAAAGGAAAGAACTGATCCGTTAAGTCGAAAATGGATTCGTCCAATTGCTCAAATTCCGGTGCCTCTGTCTTGAGCAGGTGATCCACTTCATAAATTTCTGTAAAATATGGCGGCAAATAGTTTTTCATTTCATCCTGTTTGCTCAATAACCTTCACCTGCCTAAGACGCGGAATCTCAATGTCCTGTAATACTAAGTTTTTCGACTCGCCATTCAATAACACATCTGCATAATCTGACACACTTTCTGAATGATACAAAATATCATTTAAGGCGGACATTCGAATGGTACTCTTTTCAAATGCGATTGATTTCAACAACGTCTTGACCTTTTCTTCTATTTCTTTCTGAGCTCCTTCAAGGGTCCAGTCCATTTGAAGTTCGACAGCCACTTCTATGTCGATATCCAGCCATTTGGCGCTTTCAACGGTTGCTTTTGAACCGATAGGCGCTTGTCCTTCTCCTTCACCTGGCACTGGGTCGATATATTCCTGTACCCTTTTGACAAGAAGGTCTGATGCAACATCTAGATTGCCATCTGTGATGACGATTTTGACCGTCCCTTCTCCGTTCCAAAGCGGGAACACTTTCGCTCTGCCAACACCAGCTACTTCCTCAGCCCATTTTTTATAATGCGCCCTGTTGGCACTGACAGCCTCTCGCCTCGCACGTATTAAATATCGATCGTATAATGAAGCGTCATCTTCCTCCTCTTGACCAGGTATGACCAGTTCTTTCATCGTAATCGATTCAAGTCCTGGAATTGTATCAAGTGACAGCAGCGGCTGATCTGTTAATTGAACATTGCCTGCTTTACCAGGTGTCTCGCATTCTAGCGTGCCATCCTTCGAATATTGGAAATAAACGTCTTCAATAAAAAAACGTGAGCCAGCTGGAATATTGATATTTTCTGGCTGAATGGCCGCTGACCAAACCGCTTTAGTGGCTGGTTTTCTTTCAATTCCTACTTCAGCAGCCCGCCGATCTAGAAACTCTCCTTGTGCTGTATCTGCAAAGACCAGCTCAAACACTTGATCAAGCCAAATATAGGATTGGGCCAGTTCAGCGGCAGCAGGTGCCAAGGCATTCCAAATCACGCTGTTTTCTCTTTTATCTATATCATCTGGCAGTCTGTCCAGCATTCTTTCCATTAATGCTTCGTACGTCTGTTCCTCAAACATCGCCCTCCATCACCTCCTCTATTTCTAATGTTCCCTCATCTGTGACAATAGCTAATTTGACATGAAACGAGTCATTTTGCTTTGTGACCTCTAACTCTTCAATATGATCAATCCGCTCGTCAACGAGCAGTGCCTCCTCTAGCAGCCTTGGAATCTCCATTTCTTTGTATTCATCCGTGGCTTCTGTATCCGTCAACAGCTCCTGAATTTCAGTGCCAATGTCGTGACTGTAGATAGGATGTGCATACCGCTCTGTCCTAAGTGTCATATAAATAAATTGCCGGATTGCTTCAATACCTGAGATGGTTTCGCCTGTCAGTCTGCCAGTTTCAAAATCTATTCGATACGTCGTCGAGGTTTCAACCTCTTCGTCTTCTTCT